ATCCCGTTCGTCTCTCTCCATCGTTTTTCGCCAAAGGGGGGTTCAGTGGCTCGAAGCGCTCATCTAGCGGCCGTAACTGCGGCGACCCCCCGGAAGCCTCGGAGAACTTCAACCGCCAGCAGGACGCCCAAGTCGGTAACGAAGGCGGCATCTGAGGGGGACCGTAGGGCGCTTCTCGTGGCCATGCGGTCCCGGGTGGCCACAGCGGTCGAAGACCCGAACACCCCGGCGCGGGACTTGGCGGCGTTGACGCGACGGCTGATGGAGATCGCGAAGGACATCGAGGCGATGGATGCCCGGGACAAGGACGAAGCCAAGGGCGGCAGCGCCGCCGCCGACGAGTCCTTCGACGCGTCGTCTCTCTGAGGTAGCTCGGCACGTCGTCATCCCGTCGGGGATCGTGTCGACCGGCTGGCCGGCGGTCGAGGCGAAGTGCAATGAGTTCGGCGACACGTTCGACGAGTGGCAGCGGGGCGCAGGCCGCGTGATCCTCGGCAAGCGGGACGACGGGGTCTACGCGGCGACCATCGGCGGGATCACGCTGAGCATCCCGCGGCAGGTCGCGAAGACATTCCTGGTCGGCCGGATCGTGTTCGCGCTGTGTTGCCTGTTCCCGGGGCTGAAGGTGTTGTGGACGGCGCATCGGACCCGGACGGCGACGAACACGTTCAAGTCACTGCAAGGCTTCGCTAAACGGAAGGCTGTTGCACCGTACGTCTCGCATGTGCGGACGGCTAACGGTGAGCAGGAGATCGGGTTCGTCAACGACTCCGTGATCATGTTCGGGGCTCGGGAAACCGGGTTCGGTCGAGGTTTCGACGAGGTCGACGTCGAGGTGTTCGACGAGGCACAGATCCTCACGGAGAAGGCGCTTGACGACATGGTCGCGGCGACGAACCAGTCGCGGCACCCGCATGGCGCCTTGTTGTTCTTCATGGGCACACCACCGCGGCCGATCGACCCAGGCGAGGCGTTCACCGCCCGCAGGGCTGAGGCGCTGTCGGGGCAGTCGGACGACGCCGTCTACATCGAATGCTCAGCAGATCCCGACGCTAAGCCGGATGATCGGCGACAGTGGGCCGTAGCGAACCCGTCGTTTCCGCATCGGACGCCGCTACGGTCGATGCTGCGGCTGCGCAAGAACCTGCTCTCGGTCGAGTCATGGATGCGTGAAGCGCTCGGCGTCTGGGATGATCGTCCGGACGACCTCAAGAGCTTCGCCGCAGCATGGCTGACCTGCTCTGACGCGAGCGCAGAAGCCGAGGGTCGCCCTGTGTTCGCGATCGACGTTTCCCCCGGCTCGCGTTCAGCCGCGGTGGCCGCAGCGACCAGGGCATCTGACGGACGGACACACCTCGAACTGGTGGCGCACCGGCCAGGCGTGGACTGGGTCGCCGGGTTCTGCGAGGAGCTCGACAGCGCGGAGAAGCCGCTGGGCTGGATCCTCGACCCCGCTGGGCCGGTGGGCGCACTACTGCCAGACCTTGCAACTGTCGGCGTCGAGCCGCACAAGATGACCGCGCGGGAGCTCGGGCAAGGCTGCGAGGGCCTGACTTCAGCCGCCCGGATTGGCGGCGTGGTGCACCTCGGTGACCCGATCCTGACCGGGGCCATTGACGGTGCAGGCCGGCGAGACATCGGTGACGGGCTGTGGGCGTGGTCACGGCGGAAGTCGGGCGTGGACATCTGCCCGCTCGTCGCCGTGACCGAGGCCGCGTGGCTGCTGTCCACGCAGCCCGCCGACTACGACCTGCTCAACAGCGCTTGGTGACGGGAGGGTCACGTGGGTTTCTGGCGTGACCTGTTCGGCCGCAGCGACCGGCAGCCGGCCGAGACGCGGGCGATCGACACCGTGCCGTGGAACTACGGCGGGCTGTCGCCGACCCAGGGTGCTCTGACCCAGGACCGGGCGCTGTCCCTGGCGCCGGTGTTCGCGGCGACCCGGATGATCGCCGGGACGATCTCCACGCTGCCGCTGAAGCCGTACCGGCGGGTCGGTGACCAGCGGATCCCCATGAACTCGCTGCCGCAACTGTTCGCCCAGCTGGACGCCGAGGGCGAACTGGTGCCGTGGCTGCACCGCTGCGTGACCTCGCTGGTGTTGCGGGGCAACGCCTTCGGGTTGATCACGGCCCGGGACGGGTTCGGGTTCCCGACCCGCATCGACTGGCTGAACCCGTCCGACGTGACCGTCGACGACTACCGCTCGGCGATCCGCCCGGTGTGGTACTGGAAGGGCCGGGAGGTGCCGCGGGAGGACATCGTCCACATCCCGTGGTTCCCGGTCGCCGGCAAAGTCGAGGGCCTGTCCCCGCTCGGCGCGTTCATGGCCACGATCAACACCGGCCTGGCCGCGCAGGACTACGGCAACTCGTGGTTCGACAACGGCGGGTTCCCGCCCGGCACGTTCAAGAACACCCAGCGTGAGGTCCCGCAGGACGTCGCCGAGGCCATGTCGGCGCGGCTCCACCAGTCGATGCTCCGCCGCCGGCCGCTGGTGTACGGGTCGGACTGGGACTACTCGGCGATCACGGTGCCGCCGAACGAAGCCCAGTTCGTGGAAACCATGCGGTTGTCGGCGACGCAGGTCGCGAACATCTACGGCCTGCCGCCGGAGGACATCGGCGGCACCCGCGGCGGCTCTCTCACCTACGCCACCGTTGAGCTCAACCAGCTCGACCGGACGCTGGCGATGCGGCCGTGGCTGGTGATGCTCGAGCACAAGTTCGCGGCCCTGCTCCCCGAACGGCAGTACGTGCGGTTCAACGCCGACGCGATCGTCCGCACCGACGTCCGCACCCAGACCGACACGCTGATCGCGAAGTTGGGCGCCGGCATCCACAACCTGGATGAGGTCCGCGCCATCCTCGACCTGCCGCCGCTGCCCGACGGGCAGGGCGGCCAGATCTACCAGACCCCAGCAGTGAAGGCGGCGCAGCAGCCGCCACCCCAGCCCGTCCAGAGGGCACCGGAGAGAATGTGGGTGATCCCAGCATGACCGAGCTGGAGCGGCGGTACACGCCCGTGCCGGTGCAGATCCGGGCCCGGGACCAGCGCAGGCGCATCGGCGGGTACGCGGCCGTGTTCAACCGCTACTCGCAGAACCTCGGCGGGTTCGTGGAGCGCGTGGACCCGGCGTTCTTCAACAAGTCCCGCGCCGACGGCTGGCCCGACGTGCTCGCCCGGTACAACCACGACGACAACATGCTGCTCGGCACCACCGGCGGCCGGACGTTGGACTTGGACATCGACGGCACCGGCCTGCTGTACGACGTGGAGCCGCCGCAGGCCCGCTCCGACATCCTCGAGCTCGTCGAACGCGGCGACGTCCGCAAGTCGTCGTTCGCGTTCCGGGCGTTCGAGGAGGAGTGGGGCCTGACCGAGCAGGACTTCCCGCTGCGGACCCTGCTGTCCGGGCAGCTGGTCGACGTGGCCCCGGTGAACATGCCCGCCTACACCGACGCCACCGTTGGCCTGCGGTCCCTCGCCGTGAAGATGCACGCCGACGAGGCCGAGGTTCGGAAGCTGGCCGAGGCGAACGACCTGAAGAAGTTCTTCGTTCGCACCGACAACCGGGGCAAGCCGGTTCCGCCGGTGAAGCGGATGTTCGGCCCGGCCGCGGCGATGAAGATGCGGGCTCGGATGGAAGACCCCTACGTCTGATGAGTACCGACGTCCTGGACGACATCATCGATGTCCGCCGCGTCGACGTGCGGGCTGGTGATGTCCTCGTGATCCGGTGTCGGCGGAAGTACATAACCGAGGACCAAGCCGCGCATATCGTCGACCGGATCCGCGACAAGTTCCCGGTCGATATCAAGGTCATGCTGGTCACCGAAGAATTCAGCATCGAAGTAGTCCGAGCCGAGACCTAACGACTTCCAGGCCTGAGGCGGCAGCCAGCAAGCACCGCCGACGGCCTGCCCTGCAGTCGGTGCAGGAACCGCACGCCCGCCGGTCAGCGGGCGCGTGGGGCAGCCAGCAAGCACCCCGCAGTCCACACCCACCTCAAGCCGAAGGGCGGACTGTCGCATGAGCGACGTCATCAAGAGGCTGCGGGAGCGCCGGGCCAACGTGTGGTCGCAGGCGACGGAGATCTCCGACCGCGCAGCCGAGGAGAACCGCGAGTTCACCGCGGAAGAGCAGGGCACCTGGGACGCGTACAACGCCGAGCTCGACCGGCTCGACGTTCGCATCAAGGCGGCCATCGACACCGAGCAGCGGGCCAAGGACGCCGACGCCGCGTTCGACCGCCTCGAAGGCAAGCCCGTCACCCGCGGCCGCGAGGCTGGGGGCGAGGGAGGCAGCGGCGGCCAGAGCACGTTCTCGGCCGAGCTGCGGGAGTTCGCGCAGGGCAAGCGCGGGCACTCGTTCGAGGTCAAGGCCGACGGCCCGGTCGACTTCCGGACCCTGTCCAAGCTGACCGCCGCGGCCGGCGCCAACACGGTGCCCACGTCGTTCTACGACCGGATCATCGCGCACCTGATCGAGACCGCGTCGATCATGCAGGCCGGTCCGACGGTCCTGCAGACCGGCTCCGGCGAGTCGATCCAGGTCCCGAAGACCACCGCGCACTCCTCGGCGGCGATCGTCACCGAGGGCGGCACCATCGCCGCCTCC